GAACTTAGAAGTATTAGTCAGTTAGAGTCACTACCTGAACGTCAGAATGGTAAACCTTATGATGGTCCTATCATAGACTCATTACAGCATGTCCACATAGGATATGGTAGGGTTGAAAATTGGGTGTCAACTAAGGGTAGGCAACCAGAAATAACTGCTAAAGATTTTCCAGGTATAATGAAGTCTGTTGATGTCAAGCATGCCATCACCATGGAGACACCTAGGATTAGTAAACTTGAAGGTGATGATGTAGCAATAGAATATGGTAAGAAACATACTACTTACTCAGCATTTTGTAGTCCACATTTTGTAGCAGATACAAAGTGGGATAAGAATAGGATGCTTAAGAAAGCACCATGGAGAATAGATCGTATTGATCAGAGACTTACAGACGGTGAGTGTATTGGTGTAGGTGAGGTAGGTATCATGCACTGGGATAAGACAGTAAAGTATAAACAACTTGGACTATCTGATAAACAGCACTCACAAAAGAAAGTTACTATTGATATTGACCACCCCAATTTACATAGAGTATTTGGTATAGTTAATAAGCATAGGGTTCCTATCTTCTTACATGTAGAACCATATAATTCTGCCATAGATGTGGATGATACACAGAAGTATATGGATTGGTACCAGGAAATTTGTAGAGAGTACCCACATGCAGACTTCATACTGTCACATAATAGTATGATGGAACCTGAGAAATTAGATGAAGTCTTTAAGCATTGTGATAACTTCTATTCACAGGTAAAGATTATGCAGCATGATACATGGAGATTCTATTGGAAGTTTCATGACCTACACATAGTTAATGACATGGACTATAGGTTTAAGGAAAGGTGGGCAAAGTTTATTGAGAAGTGGCCTGATAGAATGATGTATGGGTCTGATATTAAACAAAGACTCTTCCTTAAGAAACCTAATCATTACAGTACCTTAATAGGTAACGTAAGAACTATGGTAGGTGGACTAGACAAGGGTGTGCAAAAGAAATTCATGTATGGCAACGCAAAAAAAGTGTTCAATTTGAACATGTAAGCTTGACTATATAATATAACTGTGTTAGTATTAACACATACGTTCAACCTCATAAGAGGTCGCAAGTAAGCCGACTCGGAACGGATCGTTCATCCCATGCACGGACTTCTCCTTAGTCTTATAGCATTATCCAGTCCAATGGAGTGTGATTTTGCTAAAGATTTAATCAATAGAATCAGACCAACAGTTGAGCATCGTGCTGAAATTGTTGAGACGATACTAGAGAATACTGAGGAAGGGTGTGTGTTTGAGGACGCAGAAGTTGACTGAAGGAACGGGGCAAAAATCCCTACTACTTTGGAGAAACCCAATGGCACAAGTCACTTACCGTGGTGTTAAGTACGACACCAACGATAGCAAGCAAGTAAAAACACAGAAGGTTCAAGAGACCTACCGTGGAATCAAGTTCGAGAAAGAACTTGTTGCTTGAACAAAACTAAATAGTAACTTCGATAAGGGGGATGGTTGACATCCTCCTTTTTTTATCTTAAAATATCCATGAAATATAAAGAATCACTCAAGTTAATCAAGCATGCCCTTAAGCACCCTGAACTCTATGATGAAAAAGAACTTCACTATCTAAGAGAACAAAAGAAAAAACTTAAGAAGGCAAAGAAAAGACACCAATTCTATGACTGTAAAACTGATAACTCAGACTCCTGATGCTGAGAAGACCATAGCATACGTTGCTAGGGTATCTAACCCAAACAACCAAGACAATGAAAACTATGCAGGTCTTTTAAAGTATTGCATCAAGCATCAACACTGGTCTATATTTGAGCAAGCAAGTATGACTCTTGAGATAGAGACTACTAGAGGCATTGCTGCACAGATACTAAGGCACAGATCATTTACATTCCAAGAGTTCTCCCAGAGATATGCAGAGAGTACATCTCTAGGTGACATAGAACTACCTGAACTACGTAGACAGGACACAAAGAACCGTCAGAATTCTACTGATGATCTTGACCCAGAGACGGTTGATAAATTTAATAGACAGATGATTACTTTGTTTAGTTCTTCTAAGGCATTGTATGAATCTATGTTGAAGCAAGGTGTTGCTAAAGAGTGTGCTAGATTTGTTCTACCATTAGCTACTCCTACTCGGATATATATGACAGGATCTATACGTTCTTGGATTCATTATATCAATCTAAGATCTGCTAATGGTACTCAGAAAGAGCACATGTTAATAGCAGAAGAATGTAAAAAGATCTTCATTGAACAGTACCCTACAGTATCAGAAGCACTTGATTGGGAATGAACTTATTAACAGGTCCGACATATGATATACCACATGATCTTGACCCAGACCTGAAGAGGATTACACCTGAAGAGATAGCAACACACATACTACAACGTGATCCTGTTGCTATCTTTCAAGGAAGATCTGAAGCAGGACCAAGAGCATTAGGTAATAGATCTATATTATATGATCCACGTGATCCAGAAGCAAAGGAGAAGATGAATGCCCTTAAGGGTAGAGAATCTTTCAGACCTTTTGCTGCTACAGTATTACAAGAGTCTGCTAAAGACTGGTTTGATCTAGCAGGGATGGAAGAGACACCATCTATGATGTATGCATGTGATGCACTGGAAGTTATGCAGAATATAATACCTGGTGTCCTACACTTTAATACATGTAGGATACAGACACTAACAAGAGAACAGAACCCACTATACTATGATGTCATCAGAGCATTCTATAAGTATGTTAAAGTTCCTATGGTGTTCAACACATCATTTAATAAGGCAGGTGAACCACTGGTAGAGACACCACAGGATGCACTTGACACATTTTATAGTACAGATATTAAGGTGCTATACTTTCCTGAGATTCGTAGAGCAATCGTTAAACCATTTGAGGAACCATGAAGATACTTGGCATTAATATATCCAACAACGGTTCCATCTGTTACCTGAACAAAGGTAAGGTTGAGTTCTACCTTGAATCTGAAAGGATTTCAAGGAAGAAGATGGACTACAGAGTGGACGTACTATATCCTTTGATTAAAGACAAGAAGGTAGATGCTATTGCATTAGCAGATTCCTATTGGGTTCTACCTGAGAAGAAGATGCTTTCTACCAAAGACATCGAACATATTAAAAGGATGTTCCCTGATGCTAAGAGACTTGACTTCAGACAACAGCATCATCTAACTCATGTTGCATGTGGATTTTATAACTCAGGTTTTGAAGAGGCAGCATGTATTGTAGTAGATAGTAATGGTTCTATGCATGATGATGGTATGGAGATCGAAACTATCATGCATACTAAGACTGGTAGGAGATTTTATTGGAGAACATTACATAAGAAGTATCATACTGAACATGATATTGGTATAGGTAAATTATTTGAAGAGGTAGCAAAGCATTGTGGTTTCAATGGTGATGATGCTGGTAAGGTCATGGGTCTAGCACCTTATGGTAGGTGTAAGACAATAGATTTATATAATATGACTGAGTACACACCTAAAAACGATGCAGCCCACACTGTTCAGTCTATGTGGGAAAAAAGAGCAATCCAATTAGTTGAGTTGGCATTGAGTAAGAGTAAGTGTAATAACATAGTATTATCAGGTGGGTGCTTCCTAAATTGTGTAGTCAACTACAAGATCAAAAAGCATTTTCCTGGTATAAATCTTTATGTTGAACCCATAGCACATGATGGTGGTACTGCTATCGGTGCTGCATACCTAGCACATTATGACCCCAAGATTAAAGATACTTGATGTCAGTGCTACCATAGGCTGTAACTTACAGTGTAAGGGTTGCAATCATTTCAGTAATTATTTCGCACCAGGCTCTAAGGTTGGTACTGATGTACTACTTGAAGACCTAGATAAAATACTACCACGTATAGATATTGAAAGGATATCTATTATAGGTGGAGAACCTTTACTCAATCCTAGATGTGAGGAGATTGTCAATGCATGTAGATCACATACTGATAATGCTGTCTATCTTTATTCCAATGGGTTACTACTCTTACAGAATGAAGACTGGATCAAAAGAGTACTAGAGGATCCAAAGATATACTTAAGGATAAGTATTCATCTACCAGAGATAGAAGATATCATTAGAAAGTTTAATCATCCCAAGGTACTGGTGACCGAACACCATACTGGAAAGGATAGGTGGTTCAATAGTATAAAGAAGAAGGACAATAAAGTATATCCTTACAACCATAATAGTATTAGTAAAAGTTATAACGCTTGCTCATGTCCTAATGCTCAGTTATATAATAGTAAGTTGTGGAAGTGTCCTAACACTGCATTTCTAAGGGAGTTATTGTCAGTCACAGAACAGGAAGACGACCCACAATGGCAAGAGTATATTGTAGATGGTGTCTCGGTTGACTGTAGCGATGAGGATTTGACAAAGTTTTGTAGGGGTAGTACAATACCTGATAAGGTTTGCAACATGTGTACTGCTCGACCACTACATTTCAGTGCTGCTATCCAACAAAAGGTAAAACGTAAAGTTATCATTACCAAATAAATACTACACATTGTTAACATCACATGCCTACATATCCAGTTAAAAATTTGAAGACAGGTGACACCAAAGAGTTATCCATGTCTATGAAGGAGTATGATACTTGGAGAAAGGAGAACCCTGATTGGGATAAAGATTGGGCAGCAGGCTCAGGTGGAGTAGTCAGTGGTACGGGAGATGTTTATAGTAAGACAGATGGTGGATGGAATGAAGTTCTATCTAAGGTAAGTCAAGTACCTGGTTCTAAAGTTAAGCCACAGAATGGAAGGTACTTGTAATGCCAGCAAGAAAGAAACGTACAACTACAGCATCTAAACTTGCTGACATGTCTGATCGTCAACTTAGAAGGAAGAAACCTTTTAATACTGACATGATGATAGAGATTAACCCTGTCACTGATAATCAGAAAAAGGTATTTGATTCCTACAAAGAAGGAAAGAATGTCTATGCTTATGGTGCTGCTGGTACAGGTAAAACATTTATCATGTTATACCTAGCACTACAAGAAGTTCTTAACCCTATGACACCCTACAATAGGGTTGTAGTAGTAAGATCTTTAGTATCTACTAGGGAGATTGGGTTTCTACCTGGTGACCATGAAGATAAGTCTATGCTATACCAGATTCCTTATAAGAATATGGTTAAGTATATGTTTGAACTACCTACAGACCAAGACTTTGAAATGTTATGGGGTAACCTAAAGGCACAGGAGTCTGTTAAGTTCTGGAGTACATCATTCATACGTGGTACTACACTTGATGATTGTATTATTATTGTGGACGAGTCACAAAACTTGAACTTTCACGAGTTAGATAGTATAATAACAAGAGTTGGTGAAAACTGTAAGATAATGTTCTGCGGTGACGCAGCACAGACTGATCTTACAAAGACCAATGAGAAGAATGGTATTCTAGACTTCATGAAGATCCTTTCAGCAATGCCTGAGTTTGATTCAATAGAATTTTCTGTTGATGACATCGTTAGATCTGGTTTAGTTAAGAGTTACATTCTTAATAAAATTGAACTAGGTTTGTAATGTTCCAGCACAAAGATATAGAACTCCCTGCCCTGAGTAGGAAGACTATAGATGGTGTACGTTATTATGATGTAGATGATAAACCTTTAGTGTCTATCACATCTGTTACTTCATGGTATAATAGACAGATCTTTATTGACTGGCGTAAGCGAGTAGGTGAAGAGGAAGCTAACAGAGTCACCAAGAGATCTACTAGCAGGGGTACTAAAGTACACACCCTGATAGAGAATCATTTACTCAACAAAGAAGTAGAACCTGACACACCTGGTTCTAAGATGTTATTTAAACAAGCAATCAAAACGCTTGACAATATAGATAACATCTATGCTCTTGAGAAGAGTTTATATTCTAAAGAACTTGGAGTTGCTGGAACTGTAGACTGCATAGCAGAATACAAAGGTGAGTTAGCAATCATTGACTTCAAGACAGCAGCAAAACCTAAACCTAGGGATTGGATCGAGAACTATTTTGTACAGGCAGCAGCTTATGCATGTATGTTCTATGAGTTGACTGACATACCCGTAAAGAAACTTGTTATCATCATGACATGTGAGAATGGTGAGGTCAAAGTTTACGAGGAGTATGATAAGAAAACTTACATGCAAAAACTAATCAAGTACATTGAAAAATTTATCACGGAGAAACTCAATGAGTATCAAGAAAAAGGCTGAGATGAAAGCAGTTATTAAATCAAAGTTTCTATGTCAGGATAAGTTTTCCAATGACATAGAGACCTTGGTGAAAGAGAATGCTGGTATGAATTACATAGAGGCTGTCTGTCACTACTGTGAACAGAATGGTATAGAGATTGAATCTGTTAACAAGTTGATATCTAAACCATTGAAGGAGAAGTTAAAGATGAATGCTTCTAACCTTAACTATCTAAAGAGAACTACACGTGCTAAGCTTGCTCTATGAATCCCTTTGAGACCTACCAATTATACCTATCCTTGAGGAATCATTTTACTAAGGATAGTTATGACTACTTCAAGTTTAAAGGTAAAGTTAGTGCTAATATAAACTCATTCTATAAGAGAAAGGATCGTTACTTCTTTGAGATGATGTCGAGGAAGTATGATGACAAGGAACTCAAGCGTTATTTCTTGGCAAACTTTGCAACCATGGATGAGATATCATATGCTATAGCAGAGATGAAGTTGAAGGGTGAGTTAAACTATAAAGCATGGGAGCATACAAGACAAAGTTTATTCTATAAGTTTAAGCAAGAGTCTCATACTATGATGGAACAGTATGACTATGAAGAGTTCTTTGATGCTAGTAAAGGTCACCCACCTATATTAAAGGAGCATCTTGCAGGTAATATATCTTTAGAAAACATGGTGATATATGATTACTGCTTTGATTATGTAAAAGATTATGACAAGTTATTAGATGATCCCGTATGGAAACTGGTTGGTAGGAAGATTAAGAAGTATAAACCCTTTCTAAATATTAACAAATCGAAATACAAAGATCATTTAATCCAACAGGTACAAGAAAACTATGTCTAGATTCTTTGATTCAGAACAGGTTAAAGAAAGTATGGAAGAGATCTTCCAACTTCAGACTGATCTGTATAATACTATCAAAGATGTGGGTAACCTACAAGCCCTTGACATGTTTGAACATATTGATAAACTGAAAGAGTTATTAGAGAAGCAGCAAGTAATGTTTACTCGCATGTCTTTATCCGATGATGAAGAAGCAAAGCAGATGAAGGTAAAGTTACTTGAACAGAGTAAGAAGATGGGATTTGGTGACACTGATATGAATACTATATTCATGCACATGAAACAAACACTTGAAAAATTACAGGAAGGATTACATGAATGATGACTGGTGCTGTGTAAAAGAAATGTGTATCGAGGAGACTAGAATGCTCCACGATATAGTGTCAGACTATCTGCCATTGTGTAAAGATATAGAACAAAAAGCATACCTATTATCTTTAAAAGAAAACTTAAGTGCCATGATTTTAGACCATACGTACCAGTGTCAGTAAGTCCACACTGAACTAAGCAATTATACCCAAACTGTGCTATAAATAATATATGTTCTGGGATTGAAAGATCATGCCCCATTATACTGTCGGCTATCACGATAGTCAGGAAAATCTCTATGAGATTTGCGAGTATGCACACGACTCGTACGAAGCAATAACACATGCAAAAGAAGACGTGCCTGAGTTACAAGCACATCCAAACGCTGTTGACTTCTGTACTAATAATACAGGACTCGAATACTTAATGGGCATTGTCCCAATGGGAAGATGATTACTCTACTACTCGTTCAAAAGACACTAGTCTGGCTGCTCATCTTTACATCCCTAGCAAGACTCTACACAGTAGCTTGACAACCTAGGAGCACAGTGTTATAATACTTTTGTTGGGTTGACGAACTCAACACGGGAGTGACTGAATGAACTTGCTGGCATAAGGCTAGTTAAGGTGATGAGACACAGGTGGTGCTGCACGTTGAAAACGTGAATCGACTTACCAGTCGGGTCTCAGAC